GTTGGTTCAGTTGCAACTCCAGCCGCTTTTGCCGCCAGTTTCTGTAAATAAGTGGTTTGTTCCTCAGGTGACATTGACATCAGTTTAGCCACCATAGCCGTCTCAGGGTCAACTGTCACCGCACCTGGCTTAGATGCACTTACATTGACAGTTGATTTGTCAATTAGGTTATCGTAACCTTTACGACCAGGTCCGTTTTGCCAACTAATAACATCTGATCTTAAGGCCTTTGCAAATACATCACTCAATGTCAAGCCATCGTATTTAACGGCCAGTGTTACTTGTTTCGTATCAGTGGCACCTTTGAAAGGTTTGATGTTGCATACCTTTGTTAATGTCACGTTGGTGATCGGTTCGTTCATGTTCATGGCAATACCTCCATTGGTTAATGTGTGATACCTGCCCTGAACATTCACTTGTTATGTAACCATGCGGGTCCGTGTGTGCATGGTGTTGTCAAAGAACTAACGATATAATTAAATATAACACACAATGTAACNAATGTCAACCCTAACCCAATGGGGGAAATTAGGGCGTGTAGGGCGCGTGGTTGCCAGCTTCACATTTTAGAAGTAAATTTATATAAATGTACCACATGATACCATTTGCAATAGACCGTTCAAAATTTGAACAATTTATTACACTACTACACACAACGCACTATGAACTATGAACTATGCACTATGAACTATGAACTATGAACTATGCACTATGCACTATGAGTTGTGCATAGTGCGGCACTAAGTGCGTAGTGAGTAGTGTATGATTTAGTATAGGAATAGGTAATGAAAATGTACCAAAATACACCTTGACAACAATCACGGAACATGATATAATGGGTATAGAATAGGAGTATTCATTTAATGCGAGAGTTAATAGAAACTGGAGAGCAAGTCCAGACAAGAAATGGNCTTTATGGNTTTGAGTTTAGGGNACCAGATAAGAGGAGGAAGCCGGCCAGTGAACGTAAAACTTACGANATTAANCAACTTTGGCAACGNAANCATGAAATAGTTAATCTCGCAGCGATGGGATATAAAGGTACAGAGATTGCAAAGATCCTTAATGTCAATCAGCAGACAGTTAGTAATACATTAAACTCTGAACTTGGTCAATGTAAACTTTCAGACATCCGTCTTGATCGGGATGAAGAGACAAAAAAAGTCAGTGAAAAGATTAGGGTTTTAACTAATAAGGCATTAGATGTTTATCATGAAATTTTTGATGATGAGAGTGGTGAGTTAGGACTAAAAGATAAAGGAAGCTTTGCTACATCTTTCCTCAATGAAATGTCTGGGCTAAGGGCACCTACAAGAATCCAAAGCCAATCAATTAGCACAGTTCTAACAGGTGAGGAATTGAAGGAAATTAAAGAACGTGGAATCGAAGCTGCAAGGGCTAGTGGGTTAATAGTAGATGTTGATGAACCAGGTAATAATGGTCAGCAGTGTGCGCAGCATGCTATGGACATCAATGAAGTTTCCACCAATAATGGAGACATTACTGAGCCGAATGCGCAGCGTTCGTGTAATAGCAGCATTGATGGAGATGATAATGAACCGGATGCGGAGCATCTGCGTAATAGCAGTGGCGGTGCTAGTAACAATGGTGACAGTGGTTGACTGGGTAGTAAATAAGTCCGTTCAAAATTTAAACGAACAATCCAAAGTTGCCTTGTTAGCCTTCTTACATTCTTCATTAAGGGATTAAATAATTGAAAAAACTCTCAATCATCATCTCAAATCGCAATGATACAGTAATGCTCTCCATAACTGTTCGTTCATGTATTGAAGAACTACGCCCATTAGGCCTTAAAAACTGCGAAATAATCATAGCTGACAATTCCGATCCTAACATATATAAACTCCTTCCTAGCATACTTCCTACTGGATATTACAAAGAAGGATTAATCAAAGTTCTCCATCAAGATTTTCCTTGTCTATTCTCAGCCCGTGAAATGGCAGCTAGGGAAGCTTCTGGCAAATACATATTCTGTGTTGACTCACACATGCTCATAGGCCATGATACAATCTCTAACCTTGTAAACTTCATGGACAGACATCCTGAGCCAACTCTAGGCTTCGCTCATGCACCTATCAGTTGGATCCACCAACATGAACGCTCAGCCAAACATGACCGAGATATGTCAGTTAATGAGCTAGGTAACTGGAACAATGTCTATCCAAATGAGCGCACTATAACCTGGAAAGGGATGCCCTGGATTTGTCGTCGTAAGTGGTTCCTTGATCAAGACAAAGGTCTCAATGGCTATGGTGCACTTGCCAAACACCACGTCTCATGGGGCGGAGGTGACATGCACATAGGCATTAAACCTTGGNTGCTNGGATTCAAAAACTGGGCAGTCCCTACCAANCCCTGTTTCCACATAGGCCCTTTTCCAAAAATAGACCAGGACAAGAATCCAAATATGTCCTTCGTAGGCCCTGGCAAATATCGTCTCTACTCAACCAGTGGAAATTACCCTCACACCTTTGGCTTCCTTGTATCTTGCTACATTCTCGGTGGAGAAGCAATGATAGACAGAAACGAACCAGCAATTACTGAAAGATTCGGTAACTATATAAATGTAAAAGAATGGAAACCTAAAGCCATCGAACTTGGCCAAGAAGAACGTGAGTGGTTACTTAAGCGCCAGAAACTATCATTTGAAGAACTCTTAACCACCAAACCTTGGAACTAAAATGGCTATACAAATAGACAGNGCTATCTNCNTNCACATACCTAAGACTGGTGGCACCTGGGTTAGAAACTACTTCAGGGAAACTAACATGGATCATATGGTTGAAGAGTTACATGAAAATGAGCGTGCCCATATAAATGGAATTGCCTTAAACAAAATCATAGGCCATACTAATGATCTAGTATTCTGCTTCGTAAGACACCCTCTAACATGGTATAGATCTTATTGGACAAGTAAACAATTAATCCCTGACAGAACTGGTGGATATATAGATACAGTAGTTGACTTACCTTGGATTGAGTTTTTAGAAACCATACTAAAAAGCCATCCTGGATACCTAACTGAGTTCTTCGAAGGTTACACGAACATCTGTCGTTTTGTAGGTAAACAAGAAACCTTGCGTGAAGACTTAGACTGTGTCCTTAGCCATTTAAGAATCAGATACAATAAGGAGTATATCTTCAGGCGAGTCCTAGACAATGTAGTACCTTCAGATAAAAAGTACCCTAAGGAACTAGCCCTCACCATCATGAAAACTGAAGAGAATCTTACTAAAAAATACGACTATAACTACATACCTATGGAAGTCATCTAAATGAAAACTATCTTAGTATCACTCTATCCATACAATGGACAAGGTCTTGACTCCTGGCAAGACCACGGAGCTGGAGTAACCTACACAGTTGCTAAAGCCTCTGGATGTGATATAGACTTCCTAGATATGAAATCCCTCTACAACGACACTGAATTACAAGAAAGGCTCCAAGGCTACGATTTAATAGCAATTAGTCTAAAAAGTTCCTACTACGCATTTGCCATGAAAGTAGTCAAAATGGCCAAGCTTCAAGGTTCCAAGGTATTAATCGGAGGCTATCACGCAACTGCAGCACCAAATGAACTCCTTGAAAACCCTGACATTGATTACATCTTCCACGGTGAAAGTGANATAACCTTTCCAAAGTTCCTNAAAAANCCAGACAAATTTCCCAGGGAAATCTTCGGNGAGAAACCTCCTAACCTTGACATCTTCCCTTTCATGGACAGAAACATCTTTCGGGAACCACTAGAAAATTGCCTAAACTGGTGGTATGGTGGGAAGTTAAAAAACATGACAACTGTGGCATCTGCTCGTGGTTGCCCTTACAAATGTGGATTTTGTCAACCTTTGGAAAACAACCACTTTGGCAAGAAACTGCGTCGTAGAAGTGTCAACAGTATAATCGACGAACTCAAGCAATTAAAAGAACTATACAATCCTGACTGTGTAATGTTCCATGATAGTACCTTCCTTCTCCAGCCAAAGTGGTTAGATGAGTTCATTGAAAGATATCCAGAAATTGGCCTTCCCTTCTGGGCTTCTGCTAGAGCAGACGGAATTTGCAGACATCCTGAGTATGTTGAGAAACTAGTAAAAATTGGCTGGGAATTAATCTCAGTCGGCTTTGAATC